TTACATACTGAGGATAGTCATTTGTGCCAAATAATTACTACTTTTTCGTCAGGAATTTCTGCGATTAATGGGTTAACTTCTAATAATCAATATTTAGTAGTAGGAACTTCAGGAACAGATTTTAATATCAATAGTGCACTTGAAACACATACATTCAATTTGCCATCAGCATCGGAAACTGCGAGAGGATTAGTAACTATAAACGGGCAAACATTTGCGGGAGCAAAAACATTTTCAACCGCACCAATATTAAGTTCATTGACAGCATCGCAACTATTAGCGTTAGATGCTAGTAAAAATATTCAGTCATTAAATGGCACAGGATTAGTTAAGTTAACTACAGGAACTATATCTTATGATACAAATAGTTATGTTAAAACTATTGTTAAAGACGTAGTTAAAAAAACAGTAACCGGAACAGTGGCACAAACTATAATTTCAAGTTATTTAATTCCTGCGAATACGTTTGTAACAAATGACTTTTTAAAATTAACTAATTTAATGTTTTCACATAGTGGATTAGGTACTTGGGTTGTCATAGTATATATAAATTCAAGTGCAAGTTTAACCGGTGCTGTAAGAATAGCAGGTACATCAACACAAGGGCCAACAGTATTATTTGGACAATTACAAAAAAGCTTTGCTTTAGACGGTGTTAATATGCGTGGCGCCGGTTTTGGATTTTTATCATTTACTGATATAGTTCCATCAACAGCTGCAATGGGTTCAACTCCTTATAATTTAACACAAGATAAATATATTATAGTTACTGTAACTCCTTCTTTATCTGCTGATATTAATAGTCAAGAAGCAATATATATAACAAACTAATGAAAACAATAATAAACAAATTTACAGGGCAATTGCTTTATGCTACAGTTATAGAGATAGAGCTTTTAGAAAATGAAATAGCAATAGATGAATTATTAACTGAATATTTTGAAAATCCTTATTTTGATTTTGAAAGTAGAACTTTTTATAATAAAGAATAATAATTAAATCAAATGGATATAAGAAAAATATCAATCGGACCTGACTATAAAAGCGGTGCAATGCATTATATAGTTGGTCAAAAAATACTTGGAGATTCAAACGAGATTCATCATATTAAAAGACATTCTGAGACAGGAGCTATATTAATTTATATTATTAACAAAAAAGAAGAGGTAGTCTTATGGAAAGAGTTTACCTTTACGATTCCAATTTCAATCGAATTTAATATAGACTTTTAATGAAATCTCCATTCTACTTTATAGCAAAGCCTATGAATGGGAAGCGTTACGATAATACAAGAGACATAGGTGGTACTGACTTTATAGTTAGTACCTCAGAGGAAGACCATAAGTTTTCTAATAGATATGCTGAAGTTGTCGAACTTCCCGTAGGGTACACCGGTCCTATCTCAATAGGAGACACTCTTTTAGTGCATCATAATGCATTTAAGTACTACAACGATATGAGAGGTCGTCAAAAAAGCGGAAAGAGCTTTTTTAGAGATGACTTATTCTTTATAGAGACAGACCAATTCTTTATGTATAAGAAAGGCGACACTTGGAATGCTTATGATAAGTATTGCTTCGTAAGACCAATTTCTGCTACAGATTATTATATAGAAAAATTTTGTACCGAAGAGCCTCTAATGGGGCAGATAGTCTATCCAAACGAATATCTATTAAGTAAAGGAATTAAAAAAGATGACTTTGTTTGTTTTACTCCCGATAGTGAATATGAATTTACTGTTGACGGAGAAAAGCTATATCGTATGTATGACCATCAAATAACAATGAAGTTATGATAAATATTGTAGATGATTTTTTAGAACCAAATATTTATCAAGAGGTTTATGATAATTTATTTCACAATCAATTTCAAGAAGTTGAAGTGGGAGATAAGAGGTTTTGGGTGCAGTATAGTAATAAAGATTTTGACGAATATATTGTTGGAAAGCTATCTGCTATAGATGGAGTACAGAGAGAATGTTTGTTAGGATTCTTTAGAGTGGCAACTGAAGAGTTCGATACCGATTGGAGAATCCACGCAGACTCAAAAGTAGGCGATATTAGACCTGAAAGAGCACTTGTGCTATACATATCTCCATCGACAAAAGAAGGACTTCACGGAACTGCTTTTTGGAGACACAAAGATGTAGGTTATGAAATGCCATTAGATGTTTCTAATGAAGAAGCTGATAGGTTTCTTTCAGAAGAAGCAAATAATTTAGATAATTGGGATTTACACTCCGTAGTAGGATATAGACCAAATCGTGCCCTTATGTATCCTTCTAATTATTTTCATAGTAAATACCCAAACACGGGTTGGAAAGAAGGTAGAATGGTATATGTAATGTTTTATAGATAGCATTATGACGAATAGAGAAACAAAATTAAAGATTATTGCTGCGGGACATAAAGCAGTATTAGAACTTATAAAAGTAGCAGAAGAATCAATCTTAAATCCTGATATGGAAGGAGATGACTTGTCTGCTGATAAACTAAAAAATGCAGCGGCTACAAAGAAATTGGCTATCTTTGACGCATTCGAGATTCTTAATAGAATAGAATCTGAAAGAGAAAGTTTAGATTTAGCTGAAAAAGGAGGAGGTATAACTAATACAAAACAAGGGTTTGCAGAAAGAAGGTCAAAATAGCATATACACTATAGCTGAAAACTATATACCCAAGGGTTCTATTACCGCTAAAAACAGTAATAAGTCTTGGTTGTATGGATATAACGACCAATATGATGTAATAGTAATATCAAAGACAGGAGAGATTGGAGAGATACTTAACATATCAGGTATTTATGTTGCTTTACCTAAAACTCCTAAAGATTGTTATAAAAGAGATGCTTCAAAACCAAAGCAATATTGGGAAAGAGAACCTTTACCGAAACAGCTTTCAAGAATACAATCAATTTTTCAATGGAATGAAATGCCCGCTGAATTTAAAAATATGTGGGTTGATTATATAGAACAAGAATTTGATTATAGAGAGTCAGGTTTTTGGTTTATGAATAATGGAACTCCTACCTACATAACAGGCTCTCACTATATGTACCTTCAATGGTCAAGTATCGATGTGGGGTATCCTGACTTTCGTGAAGCTAATAGAATCTTTTGGATTTTTTGGGAAGCGTGCAAAGCAGATTCGAGAAGTTTTGGAATGATATATCTAAAGATTAGACGTTCAGGATTTTCATTTATGTCATCTTCAGAATGTATTAATATAGGAACTCTTGCAAAAGATGCGAGGGTTGGTATCTTATCAAAAACAGGACCTGATGCTAAAAAAATGTTTACAGATAAGGTAGTTCCTATTAACAGTAGATTGCCTTTTTTCTTTAAGCCTATTATGGATGGTATGGATAAACCTAAGACAGAATTATCTTATAGAATACCTGCATCAAAGATTACTAAGAAAAATATGTTTGACATAGAGTCTGATATTATCGAAGGATTAGATACATCAATAGATTGGAAGAATACAGATGATAACTCTTATGATGGAGAAAAATTATTATTCTTAGCTCACGATGAGAGTGCAAAATGGACTAAGCCTCAAAATATTAAAGAGAATTGGCGAGTAACTAAAACTTGTTTGCGTTTAGGTTCTAAAATCATTGGTAAGTGTATGATGGGTTCAACATCAAATGCATTATCTAAAGGGGGTCAAAATTATAAAGATATATTTGAGGATTCATCAGCCACTAAAAGAAATGCTAATGGACAAACAAAAAGCGGACTGTATGCTTTATTTATTCCTATGGAATGGAATATGGAAGGATTTATAGATAAATATGGTATGCCTGTATTTACAAAGCCTGAAGCCCCAATTTTAGGTATAGACGATATAATGATTAAAGATGGAGCTATTGACTATTGGCAAAATGAAGTTGACTCCCTTAAAAATGATGCTGACGCATTAAATGAGTATTACAGACAGTTTCCAAGAACTACGTCTCACGCATTTAGAGATGAAAGTAAGCAATCTCTATTTAACCTTACAAAAATATACCAACAGATTGACTACAATGATAGTTTGATAAAAGAACATTACATTACTCGTGGTTCATTTCATTGGAAAGATGGTATGAAAGATACTACTGTTATATTTACTCCTGATACAAGGGGAAGGTTTAGAGTTAGTTGGACTCCTGCAAAACACTTACAAAATAACGTACACTCAAGAAATGGAATGAAATGCCCCGGCAATGAACACATTGGGTCATTTGGTTGCGATAGTTATGATATATCAGCAGTAGTTGGAGGTAGAGGTTCAAATGGTTCTTTACACGGACTTACGAAATTTAATATGGATGACGCTCCTTCAAATGAATTTTTCTTAGAATATATTGCAAGACCACAAACTGCGGAGATATTCTTTGAGGAGGTCTTGATGGCGTGTGTGTTCTATGGTATGCCAATTCTAATTGAAAACAATAAACCTCGATTATTGTATCATTTTAAAAACAGAGGGTACAGACAGTATTGTCTTAATAGACCCGACAAGCAATATAACAAATTATCAAAAACAGAACGAGAACTTGGAGGGATACCTAACTCTTCTGAAGATGTTAAACAATCTCACGCTTCTGCAATTGAATCTTACATAGAGAAATATGTGGGTATAGATTTCACAGGAGACTATAGAGATAGTGATGCTATGGGCACAATGCCGTTTACAAGAACATTAGAAGATTGGGCAAAGTTTGATATTAACGATAGAACCAAATTCGATGCATCTATTAGCTCAGGATTAGCTATTATGGCTAATCAGAAGCATTTATATATGCCGGAGAAAAAAGATTCAAAAATAAGTATTAACTTCGCAAGGTATTCTAATGATGGTTCAACAAGTCAATTAATTAAATAATGGCATACGTATATAGGCACATAAGAAAAGACTTAAATGTTCCATTTTATATAGGAATAGCAAAAGATATTAAAAGAGCATATTCTAAAACGCATAGAAATATTCATTGGAATAATATAATTGGTAAAACTGATTATGAAGTAGAAATTTTATTTGATGAAATAGAATATGAATATGCTAAACAAAAGGAAATTGAATTTATATCCTTACATAAAAGAAAAATAGATGGCGGAACATTATGTAATATTACTTTAGGAGGAGATGGAGTATTGGGAATAAAGCATACAGAAGAAGCTAAAATAAAAATGAGCATTCCAAATATAGGAAAAATCATATCGGAAGACCATAGAAATACAATATCTAAATTTCATAAAGGAAAAAAAGTTTCTGAAGAAACTAAAAAGAAAATGTCTGAAGCTCAATTAGGAGAAAAGAATATTAATTGGGGTAAGAAAGCATCTGAAGAAACAAAAGAAAAAATGAAAGAGTCTGCTAATAGAGGAGAAAATAGTTTATCTTCAAAATTAACTGATTCAGATGTTTTAGAAATTAGAACGTTACATAATAAAAAAATTAGTTCAAGAAAATTATGCAAAATTTTTAATGTATCTAAAACTAACATACTATGTATTGTTAATAGAAAAACTTGGAAACACATATAAAATATGAAGAATATAGTAATAGACATAAAGGCAGCTTCTTTCCCAAGCCAATTAGCTACTGATACAGAAAAAGCATCTCAGGAGTTTGGTTTGTTAGTGGGAAATGCAATTTCTTACGAATGGTTTAGAAAGGATGGAAATAATTGTAGATATTATGGTCAATGGAAAGAATTTCACAGACTTAGACTTTATGCAAGAGGAGAGCAATCAGTTGCTAAATATAAAAATGAATTGGCTATTGATGGAGATTTATCATATCTAAATTTAGATTGGACTCCGGTTCCTGTTATCCCTAAGTTCGTTGACATTGTTGTTAATGGAATGTCTGATAGATTATTTAAAGTTAAGGTATATGCGCAAGACGCTATGTCTCAGTCTAAAAGAAGTAAGTATCAAGATTCAATTGAAGGTCAAATGCTTGCAAAACCTGAATTAAAAATCATAAAAGAAAAGTCGGGAGTTAATGCTTTTACAATGGACCCTGATAAACTTCCTGAAACAGATGAAGAATTATCATTGTATATGCAGCTTAATTATAAACCTGCAATTGAGATTGCTGAAGAGACTGCCATAAATACAATGTTTGATGAAAATCATTACGATGATATTCGTAAAAGACTTGATTATGATGCCACTGTTCTCGGTATATCTATAGCAAAGCACGAGTTTCTTCAAGGAACAGGAGTTAAGATTTCTTATGTTGACCCTGCAAATGTAGTATATAGTTATACTGAAGACCCTTACTTTAGAGATTGTTTCTATTGGGGAGAAATCAAAACTATGGCGATTACTGAATTAATGAAGATTGACCAAAATCTTACAAAAGACGATTTACAAGAAATTACTCAATATAGTCAAGGTTGGTATGATTATTTTAATGTAGCTCAATTTTATGAGAATAGTGTATTCTCAAGAGATACTTGTACATTAATGTATTTTAACTACAAGACTACTAAGAAAATAGTTTACAAGAAAAAGATACTTGATAATGGTGGCTCTCGACTTATAGCAAAAGACGATACTTTCAATCCTCCAAGCGAGATGATGGAAGAAGGTAATTTTGAAAAGATTGAAAAGACTATCGATGTTTGGTACGAAGGAATTATGGTTATGGGAACTAATATACTTTTACAATGGAGATTGTCTGAGAATATGGTAAGACCAAAATCAGCTACTCAACACGCATTGCCAAATTACATCGCATCAGCACCTCGTATGTATAAAGGAGCTATTGAATCTACAGTTCGTAGAATGATACCTTTTGCTGACCTTATTCAAATTACGCATTTAAAACTGCAACAAGTAATTAATCGTGTTGTACCTGATGGTGTGTTTATTGATGCAGACGGGCTTAATGAAGTTGACTTAGGCAATGGAGCAGCATATAATCCTGAAGACGCTCTAAGACTATACTTCCAAACAGGTTCTGTTATCGGTAGAAGTTTTACAGGGGATGGGGATTTTAATAATGCTAAAATACCTATTACTCAATTAAGTTCTAATGCAGGAACAGGTAAGACACAAATGCTTATAGCTAATTATAATCACTATATGGATATGATTAGAACTGTAACAGGACTTAATGAAGCAAGAGATGGCTCGACTCCTGACCCTAATTCATTAGTTGGATTACAGAAGTTAGCAGCTTTAAATTCAAACACAGCTACTCGTCATATACTTGAGGGTGGTTTATATATTTATCGTTCAATGGCAGAAGCATTGACTTATAGAATTGGAGATATTTTAGAATACTCTGATTTTAAAGATGAATTTATTAATCAGATAGGTAAATATAATGTTTCTATATTGAAAGATATAGCAGACCTTTATATTTATGACTTTGGTATATTTATTGAAGTTGCGCCTGACGAAGAGCAAAAAGCACAACTTGAAGGAAACATTCAAATGGCTTTATCTAAAGGAGATATTAATCTTGAAGACGCTATTGATATTCGTGAAATCAGAAATCTTAAACTTGCAAATCAATTGTTAAAACAAAAAAGAGTTAAGAAGCAAGATAGAGAAGAAAAAATGGAAATGCAAAAACAAGCTATGATGGCTCAGCAGCAATTACAATCTCAACAAATGGCAGGACAGACTGCTATACAGAAAATGCAAGCTGAATTGCAGACAAAAATGCAGTTAAAACAGATGGAGGCTGAGTATGATATTAAGATTATGCAAGTTCAAGCTGAGTTAAAATCACATTTAATGGCTGAAGAGTTTATGTATAACGAGAAGCTTCACGGAATGGAAATGGGCACGTTAGATAAACGTGAGCAAGATAGAGAAGTAGCTAAAGCTAAGCGTATTAGTCAACAAAATACAGAGCAATCTAAGTTGATAGACCAACGTAAAAATAATCTTCCTCCGTTAAATTTTGAATCAAACGAAGATAGTTTAGATGGTTTTGATTTATCTGAATTTGAGCCACGTTAATAATGTCAAAAAAATTGTATAGCTTTGTAAAAAATTAAATCAAATTAAAATCAAATCAAATGGAAATAAAAGTCAGAGTATTAGATGGTATAGAAGAAAAAGGTACTGCTCAAGTTGAACAAGAATTACTTGATAAACACGAGCAACAATTTCAAGATGTTAGAGAACAAGGTAAAGAGTCTATTCAAATTCAAATTGAAGAACCTATTCAAGTTCAAGAATCTGTTCAAGTTCAAGAAGAATATAAAGCTCCTGAGTTAGATGATGACCAAGTTCTTTCATATATTGGAAAAAGATATAATAAGAAAATTAATTCATTTGATGAGTTAATGTCAGAGAGACAGGAAGCTGAGGCTTTACCTGAAGATGTGGCTGCTTATATGAAATATAAAAAAGAAACCGGAAGGGGGTTCGAGGATTTTTTAAGTCTTAAAAAAGATTTTGATTCTATGGAACCTGAAAAGTTACTTAAAAGTTATTTATCAGCCACTCAAGAGGGGCTTGATGAAGATGATATTGATTCTTTGATGGATGATTATCGTTACGATGAAGACATCGATGATGATACGCATATTAAAAGAATTAAGATTACAACTAAAAAGGCTGTTGCTGAAGCAAAGAAATTTTTTAATAATCAAAAAGAACAGTATAAAGTGCCACTTGAGTCAAGTACAGCATTTGTTCCTGATGAGGAAAAAGAAATTTATGAAAGCTATAAGCAATATACTAAGCAAGCGAAGACTGTTGAGGAAGAGAATGAAAGAAAAAGAAATTGGTTTAACCAAAAGTCTGATGAAGTATTTAGCGGAGAGTTCAAAGGTTTTGAGTTCAATGTTAATGATAAACGAATCACTTTCAATCCCGGAGACGCCAACGAACTTAAGAAAGCTCAAGCCACACCTGCAAACTTTATTAATAAGTTTTTAGATGAGCAAGGGTTGATTAAAGATGCGTCAGGTTATCATAGGTCATTAGCTGTAGCTATGAATCCTGAGAGGTTTGCAAAGTTCTTTTATGAACAAGGGCAAGCAGATGCGACAGAGGGTACTATGAAAGGCATTAAAAATATTCAAATGTCTGAAAATAGAGTTCCTCAAGTTACAAAATCAACGGATGGAATGCAGGTAAAAGCGATAAATCCTGATTCGGGTAAAGGTCTAAAAATTCGCAGTATAAAAAGAGTTTAAAAACAATTAAAAATTAATTAAAATGGCAAATGGCTTATTAGGAACGCCTACTTATGCATTACAACCGTCAGCGGAGCAAGTAGCGTTACAGACAAACTATATTACCAACTTTAACTTTTTGAATCAGTATCTTCCTGATACTTATGAAAAAGAGTTCGAGCGTTATGGTAATAGAACCATCGCATCATTCTTGAGAATGGTAGGTGCAGAGATGCCTTCTAACTCTGACCAAATCAAATGGGCAGAACAAGGTCGTCTTCACATTAAGTACACAAGCTGTACTTCTGCGGGAGCAATTAACACTAACACAGCAACTTTTACGGTAGCTGATTCAGGTGTTACTTACATCGCAATTAGAGTTGGACAAACATTAATGATTCAAAACAATGCATCAGGTGTTTTCAACAAAGCAATCGTTACTGCGGTTCCTTCAGCAACTACTTTCACAGTAGCTTACTACGAGGCAACAGGACAATCTTTTGCTGTATCTACTGCTTGTACTGTATTCATTTATGGTTCTGAGTTCAAAAAAGGTACTAATGGAATGGTTGGTTCTTTGGAAGCTGAAGATGACATCTACAGCAACAACCCTATTATCTTAAAAGATAAATATGCGGTTAATGGGTCTGATATGGCTCAAATCGGATGGGTTGAAGTTACTACTGAGAACGGTGCTACAGGTTACTTGTGGTATTTGAAATCAGAGCACGAAACTCGTTTACGTTTTGAAGACTACATCGAAACTGCAATGATTGAAGCAGTTCCTGCCGCTACAGGTGGTGGTGCTCAAACAGCAGGTTACATCGGGTCTCAAGGTATCTTCTATGTTGTAAACAACAGAGGTAACGTATGGGGTGGTGGTACGCCAACTTCTTTATCTGATTGGGATTCTATCGTTTCTCGTTTGGACAAACAAGGAGCTATTGAAGAAAACGTTGTTTTCGTAAATAGAGGTTTAAGTTTCGACATTGATAATATGTTGGCTACTTTGAACGGATACAATGGAGCTTCTGCTTCAGGTGCTGCATCTTATGGTTTATTCGATAATGATGTGAATATGGCTCTTAATTTAGGTTTCACAGGATTCCGTAGAGGTTATGATTTCTACAAATCTGATTGGAAATATCTAAATGACCCAACTATGAGAGGTGGATTGAATACTACCGCAGGTACTGCGACAGGTACAATTACAGGTCTTATGGTTCCTGCCGGTTCTACTTCAGTGTATGACCAAATTATGGGTAAAAACGCAAAACGACCTTTCTTACACGTGAGATACCGTGCATCTGAGGCTGAGGATAGAAGATACAAAACTTGGATTACAGGTTCTGCGGGTGGTGCTGCCACAAGCGACTTGGATGCAATGGAGGTTAACTTCTTATCTGAAAGATGTGTATGTACTCTTGGTGCAAATAACTTCGTATTATTCCGTTACGGATAGTAGATAGTTTAAATATAAGAGAGGGACATCAGTGTTCCTCTCTATATTTTTTTAAAAAAAACAATTAAATCAAATTAAATTATAATAAAATGGCAACAATAGTTTCAGTAGATAAAGTATATAGATTGACAATAGGCAGTCCGCTTTCATACAGCTTAGCGGCAAGAAATCATCAACGATTCCCCTTAATGTGGTATGATGAAAAAAAGAATGAAAACCGTGCTCTTAGATATGCAATAAATCAAAAGTCTCCATTTGAAGACGAACAAGATGGTAATGCAATCATTGAGCCAATTATTTTTGAAGATGGCTTTTTAGCTGTTCCAAGAACAAATCCTGCACTACAAGCTTTCTTACATTATCATCCTTTGAACGGGAGAGTTTTTGTTGAGGTAGATGAGGAGAAAGATGCAGCTTCAGAAGTAGAGGATTTAGACCTTGAAATTGATGCGTTAGTTGAGGCGAGAAAACTTTCTCTTGAGCAAGTTGAAACTCTTACTAGAGTGATGTTTGGTAAAGACCCTTCAACAATTTCAACAGCAGAATTAAAACGAGATATATTAGTGTTTGCTAAAAATGACCCAAGAGGATTCCTGACTACATTGAATGACCCTGAATTGCAATACCAAGCAAAAATCAGATTATTCTTTGAGGAAAAATTATTAGGATTACGTAATAACGATAGAGAGGTTTGGTTTAATACTCCAACAAATAGAAAGAAAATGATTTCTATTCCATACGGGGAAGACCCTTATGAAACAGCGGGTCACTTTTTATCAAGTGATGAAGGTATTGACTCTCTAAAAATGTTAGAAGCAAACATACAACGATAAGTAAAAACATATTATTTGAAAATTAGCACAGACTTAGTTCTGTGCTTTTTTTTTACTATATTTGTAAAAAGATTTGAAATGATAAACGAAGTTAGAAATGCGGTGTTATCTATATTGAATAAGAACAATTATGGATATATTTCTCCATCAGATTTCAATTTGATTGCTGCAAATGCACAAATGGAATTATATGAAGAATATTATAGCAGTTACAATAAAACTATAAATGCAGAAAATGCACGTAGCTCAGGAACTGATTACGCTGATATTGAAAGTCCTATTGCTGAAACATTAGAGACTTTTTTAAAAACAGATTACTTAGCTCACTTAGGAGGTAATATATACTCTGTACCTACATTAACTACAGTTGGAAATGACTCTTATTACATACTTAAATTATTGTGCCATACTAATTTACTAACTTCAGGAGTTAATGGAACCGTGGTTTTAAATACGTTAAATGACGCTACTGCTACTTTTTTATCCGATGGATTATCTGTTGGAGATATTGTAGTAAACGAAACTACAGGTAAAATAGCTACCATCGTAAACATCATTTCAAATACATCTTTAACTTTAAGCTCGGATATTTTTCTTGTCACAAGTCAGGCGTATAACATCTACTCAAGTGCTTCAAAAGAAGCTGACAAAGTAAGTGTTGGTAAAATAACAATGCTAAACGCATCATCTCTTACAAGTCCTTCTGAATTTTATCCATCATATACTATGGAGGGTCAGACGCTTAAATTATATCCAAACACAATAAATGCAAAAGGTAAAGTTGAGGCGGTGTATTTTAGATTTCCAAAAACTCCAAAATGGACTTACATTACATTGGCAAATGGAGAACCTGTATTTGACCAATCACAACCTGATTATCAAGACTTTGAGTTACCAAACGAAGATGGATATAAATTAGTAACAAAGATGTTAGAATACTGTGGTATTGAAATTCGTGAAATGGAGATTACTCAGTTTGGTATGACTCAACAAGCACACGAGCAGCCTACATTTAGTGTTCAACAATAAAAATAATAAAAAATGGCATACATATCACAATACGAATATTATGACAATAATGGAGCTACCCCACAAGATGCAAATTGGGGTTCATACCAATATGTCAGTTTAGATGATGTAGTTAATAATTTTTTATTAATGTACTCAGGAAACCATTCATTAGTAAATAATGAGGAACGCTATAAAGTAATATTTCACGCAAAACGTGCGATACAAGAGCTTAATTATGATGCGTTCAAGGAAATCAAGGTATTAGAGTTAAGCGTGGCTGATTCTTTACGATATGTACTTCCATCGGATTATGTGAATTGGGTTCGTATTTCTTTATACAAAGATGGTTGGTTGAGACCATTGACAGAGAATATTCAAGCAATATCTTCTAATGCATATCTACAGGACCAACAAGGAAATATTTTGTTTGACCAAAATGGGAATATTCTTAGACCACAATACTCTGATATTGACTACGATAGATTAACTAAATTAAAAAAGAGCATCTATCTTAATCAAGGAAATCAATTTCACGGTTCAGAAGGTTGGTATTTTGAAGGTATGTGGTATTTTGATTATGGAATCAATACAGCATTTGGTTTAAATACAGAGACAGCAAATTTTAACCCTACTTTTAAAATTGACAAGAAAGCAGGAGTTATAAATTTTGATTCAAGTATGGCAGGAGAGCTTTGTATTCTTGAGTATGTATCTGATGGTATGGAAGGTGGGGATAACTCATTGATTACTGTAAACAAATTATTCGAGCAATATATTTATGCTGCAATTAAATATGAAATATTAAATTCTAAATTTAATGTCCAAGAATATGTAGTTGCACGTGCAAGAAAAGATAGAACTGCATTATTAAGAAATGCAAAAATAAGAATTAGTAATATTCATCCGGGAAGACTCTTAATGAATTTAAGAGGTATGGATAAGATAATAAAATAATATGGCAAATTTCTCAAGAAATTTTTTAGCGGGAAGAATGAACAAAGTTACAGACCAAAGGTTATTACCTGATGGCGAGTATGTTGATGCTATGAATATCAGAATGGGTTCTACTGAAAAAGCTGAAGTAGGGGTTATTACTAATACAATGGGGAATCTTCCTTTAACTACTTTAAAATATATTGACGGAACTCCGCTTAGTCAATATGCAAGATGTATAGGAGCTATTGAAGATAGTGCCAACGAGACTATATATTGGTTTGTTCACGACCCTGAATTTACTATTGGAGATACAGGTAAACTTGATTTAATTGTATCGTATAACATACTAACAACTGTATTAACATATCACGTTATCAGTATAGATAACGGAGGCGGTATAGATACCACATTAAACTTTAATCCTACTTATCTTATAACAGGGGTAAATCTTATTGAAAATTTAATATTTTTTACTGATGACTATAATGCTCCAAGATACTTTAATATAAATCCAATTGGAAATAGATACCCTAATCCAATTGGAAATATCGACCAAGTAAGTGCCGAATCTTTACTTGTAATAAAAAAACCTCCTACAGAATCCCCTTCTGTTACGCCAATTATAACTAATGGTCAAGAGAACTTTTTAGAAACAAGATTTATATCTTTTGCATATAGATACAAGTATATAGATGGAGAATACTCCGCTACATCACAATGGTCTGAACCCGCATTTATACCAAAGCCTTTTGAGTTTAGTATAAATAGTATGCTTAATGAAGGTATGGTTAATTCTTGCAATACTGCTATAATAAACTATAATTCAGGAGGACCACTCGTTGTTGGTATTGATTTATTGTTTAAAGAGTCAAACAAGAATATAATTAAAATTATAGAGAAATTAAACAAAGCCAATTTAGGTATTGGAAATAATAATATAGAACAATTTTCTTTTAATAATAGTAAAATATTTACTGTTTTAAATGAAGCTGAAATTTTAAGGCTTTACGATAATGTACCTCGCTATGCTAAAGCTCAAACGATAATGGGTAATAGATTAATGTATGGAAATTATATTGAAGGATATGATTTAATTGATAAAAATGGAAGCGCAGTAAAACTTGAATATACAACATCTTTAACTTCTGAAGCTATAGGTCAATCGTCTATTGAAGATACTTATGAAGCAGGGGTATATAATATAGACCCTTCATCTACGGGTTTATCAATTGCAGATTCTATTTTATATATTGATTTAACTGATAAAGAATTAATAGCAGGTTCTTCTATAACAATTACTTTAAGTATTCAGCACTCTCAGTTTACAGGAGCACTTCCTTTTCCTGTTGAAACTACCGATGCTTTAGATTTAGATTTTGTATTTTATTTAACTACAAATTATTCATCAGTATATGCGTTAGCTACAAGTACTGAATTTGCTCAAGCAATTGGAACTATTGCTAATATTCAACCTTTAAGTACCGCTTGTGATGGAACAACTTTTACAGACCAATTAAATTGTTTATTACCAAATAATTTAGACACTCTTACTAAATTTGGAAGTGGAATAAACGCTATTTTACAACCATTTAAAATAATAACAACTCCATCAAGTCAATTAATAGGTTTGCAAGTACCTGCAATGGAGTATGTTGATAACATAGTAACTCCAACTCAAAGAGTATTTGAATACTATGATTATTTATTTGCTGCCGCTACATATCAAAAAATATCTAATCCTTCAAGTTTACATAGTAATAGAGGATATGAGATTGGAATAGTATATATGGATGAATTTAATAGGTCAACTACAGCGTTAGTTAGTCCTTATAATACTCAATTTGTTCCTTGTGGAGCTTCTGCAAATAAAAATTCAATTCAAATAACCATACCTTTTGAACAACGCCCTCCTGAATGGGCTACAAGATATAAGTTTGTAATTAAACCTGATGCTGAAAATTACGAAACTATTTATTCAAATATATTCTTTACAGACCCTGATACAAACGATGTTTGGTTTCTTCTTGAAGGAGATAATATGAGAAAGGTTGAAGAAGGAGATAGGTTAATTGTAAAAGCAGATACATCGGGTCCAAGTCAAAACTGTGCTTACGCTACAGTTCTTGAAAAAGTATCTCAAGCTGCCGACTTTATTGTCCCAAAAGAGAATACAACAGTACTTGCGGGTCTTTATATAAAAATGAATCCAAGTACATTTAACCTTGTAGTTGACCCAAATGCCACTATACAACCGGGAATGTTTTCTGATTATACAAGTATTTCAAATCGAACTACTTGTGGTGTAATACAATATCCTATGAATCTTACAAGAGAAGCAGGATATGACCCTTTGAATCCTCTTTGGACATACGAAGATTACTCTATTCCTTCAGGCAGTAGAGTAAAATTTTACGCAAAAGGAAACCGGGCAGGCGGTAGAAGTAAGTGTGAATGTAACGGAACTTTATGGGAAGCCACATATACAGCATCAAGAGATTATGACAATATGTATGATTGGTTTGTTGGAGATAACATAGCTTCAACGTTAGATAATCCTGTAATTACAGTATGCGGAGGAGCAACGCTTGAATTTCAGACGGGATTAGGTGCTCCAAGTTGTCAATTCAATACACAATATCTTAGATTTAATAGAGATGGTACTACTAATAGGCTTTGGCTTAGCTATACCGCAGGATGGGCTTGTTCAGGAGCAGGGGCTAATTTTAGAAGGTATTTCATAGATATGAATGTTCAAGTATTTAGAGCAATCAATACGATTATATGGGAAACTCAACCATCTGATGCATTGCCTGATATATTCTTTGAAAATAATTTATCTCTTGCTATTGATTCAGAGGGTAATCACGAAGGTAATATTCAAAACCAAGATATTATAGGCGGCATTTCCGCTATAATAGATACAGGTTTCTATAATTGTTATGCCTTTGGAAATGGAGCAGAGAGCTATAAGATACGTGATTCATTACTTGGAAGGTCTTTTAATTTTGGAGAAAGAGTAACTACTGTTGCTGCTCAAGATTATAAATCTGCTGATAAATTCTCAGATATTACTTATAGCGGTATATACAATGGAGAAAGTAACATAAATAGACTTAACGAATTTAATAAAGGTTTATCTAATTACAAACATTGCGAGGCATCTTTTGGAAGTATAATGTTGTTAGATGGTAGGAATACAGATGTACTGACTTTACAAGAAGATAAAATATCTTACGTTTTAGCGGGTAAAAATTTATTATCAGACGCAAGTGCCGGAGGTATCATTACAGCTACTCCTGAAGTCTTAGGAACTCAAATAGCACGTACTGAAAAGTACGGTATCAGTTTTAACCCTGAAAGTTATGTTCAATGGGGATTTGACAGATTCTTTACTGATGCAAAACGTGGTTCAGTTATACAATTAAAGGGAGGAGAAAGCCAAAACGAACAATTAATTGCAGTATCTAATCAAAATATGAGAACTTGGTTTAGAGATAAATTCAATGATTCGTTTAATTATCAAAAGCTCGGCGGGTTTGACCCGTATATGAACGAGTATGTATTGTCTATGAATGCGGAGCAACTACCTATCAATCCTCAATGTTTGGCTTGTGGTACTTCTCAAACATTTACTTTATCCGTAACTAACGAAGAATACAAAGAACAAGTATATTGTGTTGACTTAGGTCCTACTGTTGGATTTACTAATGTAAGTTGGATATTCTCAAGTATAGAATCAGGTAAAACTCTTGAGGTTATTGTAGATTATAATGGAACTCAAGTAACATCAACCCCTATAAATACTGATGGTCAAATTACATTTAATAAAAATAATGTATCTGTTGAAACCGCACAAATAACTCTTAAATATACAGGGGATATGGTTGTGTCTGTTAATGCTGAGTGTTGTAACGCTGAGGCATTAAACATAGTTGAAGTTGTTTTAACAAATAACTCCCAAGCAGGAGAAACAGTTCATACTCAGTACAGATATACAAACGGATTATTTATAGGTCCTCTTTTATCAAACTTGGTTTTATTTGGAAGCGGAACAGCAAGTCCTCTTGTGTCAAGATATAATATAACATCAGGATTTGCAGGAGAAGGAGGATTTCCTCCTGAATTTAGTACTATGAGTCTTATATCAAATACTATATTTCCTGATGATTTCGTATTTATTCCTTCTAATTATAAATTTAGATACAATAGAAGTAATATATTATATCCAAATACCAATATAGGTATTCAGACCTTATTGGCTTCATCTTCAATAGCTACTCCTAATTTAGGCTCAACACCTTCTTACCATGCAGACTTTACAGTTCCCGCAAGTGTTAATGGGGATAATCTTTATTTGATTTGGGATTTTAGAGTTGCTATACCAACTGATTTATGTTACGGAACTACAAGAGTTGATGCTTGTTGTGATTGTACCGTTGGTTCATATTATTTAGATGCTGAAATAAATTCAGCTACTTCGGTTTGGACTTCTTCAGATTTAGATACATTTGCAGCAAATGGATTTTATTCAGCAAATGGAATTGTTAGAGAATTAGTAGATGGGATTTTATTACCTCAGCAAGCTTGTACGCCTTGCGCTGTTGCTGTATCTTTGTGTTTTGGAATTGATGCTATAGATGTTTGTTGTTATTGTGAGACTACTTGTACTACGCCTTATAATTTATATCTTGTAAGTAATCCAAATGCATTTCAAATTAATGTGTCATTTTATGATGAAAATGGTATATTAAATACGAATACATTAGCTGCATCAGCAACAAATGCTTCTTATTGTTCAATAGGAAGTCCTTTTAGTGAAGAAGAAATAATAATAGTATATGACTCTTGCGACTGTATAACATAATTAAATAAAAAATATGGCAATAAATGCAACATATTATATAGACGCAGATACATTTGATGTAGCTGCATCTGTATATTTAGATATAAACTTAGAATATATAGCTCCTGATGGATTTTATAAATTCGGAACAATTACAAGACAGCAATCAAGCGGTATATTATTACCTCAAGAAGATTGCGAGACTTGTGGAACGCCTTGTGGAGAAACTATTAGTGCTTC